GCTTCCTTAAAATCAGGCATTCTTGGGTTTGAGATGCCCAAATCCCTCAAAAGCTTGGTCATCTGTATTGGTTTTGTCTGTCTGCTGCCAAATCGTACGTGTTCGAGTATCAAATCCTCGACTGACGACTGGGTGCGGTAAATTTCGTTGGAATCGTTCAACATTTCACGTTCATCGGGCGACAAAAACCAGTTTTTCTGCCCCTGAACGTACATAGTCTCCTTAACTTCCGCCCAGAGCTGTTGCATATCAATTCCATGGTTAAAATTAATGCTTCTCACCGGAATTACCCAAAATCTTCGATTTCCAGACGTATCCGTCAGGAATTCACGGGCGTTGACGCTCGCATAGAACGCTGTACGCCGTTGATACCGCGAAAAGCCCCTGTCATACGGTAAACGCAGCTCATCGCTACGCGCCGTTACAAAAGCTTTCAGCTGGTCTATATCAGACTTCTTAAAAGTTGACTCAATCTCACCCAGCTCCACGATCCAATGGCTTACAGCCCTTTTTACTGAGTCCTTGTCGCTTGGATTGAGCGTAGCGCCCTCTAACAACCAGCCACTCTCATAATTGGCCAGCCGCTTAAACCACAACGTCTTACCTAGCCCCTGACTGCCCTGAAAGACTAGGATGCCCTCTAGTTCCACTCCATTCGGTTCACAAGCTGCCGCCACACAACTTATCAGCCACTTTTTCATGAGCATCTCTTTCAATGCCTCGTTGTCTGGCGCTCCTATCGTGTCTAGGAACTCCTGAAGACGACTGCGGCCATCCCATGGCCTTGATTCCATCCACTCCTTAACAGGATTGTATTCCTTGGCCAGAATCTTCAGGTAATCCGAAACCTTGGTGTGAGGTATGCCCATGTTGATACACCGATTTTCAATCTCGATCAGCGAGGCATCTTCCTTGAGGTCATCGATGAAGTTCATGTTGGGTATATCGATTTCCATGACCTTCTTAATTACATTGTAGACAACCCGGATACCCTGAACGGTTAGTACGCCGTTGATGTTCTCTTTGGTGTTCAGGTAACGCCCTGTGCTGCTCTTGGAGAAGTCATACTCTACAGGTACGTCTATATTCCTGAGAGACGGTAGCAGCTCACCCTCAAGCGCCTTAGTGGCATTTTTATGATCGTTGTAGTCGCCTTTGGTTTCTGGCATCCACACATCTGCCTGACCATTCTTGCCCCGGATAAACTGACAGGCCTTAACCGCTTCCTTTTCTCCCGTGTTGGATTCTGGGTCGTTGTCTGCAATGAAGATGTGTTTGCGGTCACTGAAATGCTCCCACATAACCTCTGCGACAGGCGACAGGTTGTAAGCATCAAATGCGACGACGACTGGCTGCGAGAAGTCAGCGTAGTAACTAGCCGCCGTTGCGTAACCCTCAGCGTAATTAACCGTGTCACTGGTTTTTAGAATCTCATCTCCGAGTATAAAAAAGCTGCCGCTTTTTTTGGAACCAGTAAGAAACTTCTTGCTGCCGTCTTCACTGATGTACTGGATACCCACAATCGTCAGCTGACCATCGTACATGGGAATCATCAGCACACCCTGTTCGTTTTGTCTCAGGCCGTAACTCAAGACCTCCTTCCTTTCTAGGTAAGGATGGCGCTCAACAGGTAGCGCACGTTCCCATGCAGACTGCGCTCGTTTCGCTGCCTTGTTATAGTTCTCTGCCTTCTTGACTTCTGCCTGTCTCTGTAATTCCTTGATCTCTTCTTTCTGCTCTTCAGTGAGCTTGTAGTTTCCCTGATGCTCCGGTTTGAAAATTGCGCTTGGCTCGGTAGCCGATACCCTGTAGTCACCTAGCCGCCCAAACGGTACAGCTTGGTCGGTCCACAATTGATACCAACCCACTAGCTTGCGAGAGTTGCCCACGTTAATGTAAGCTCTACCAATGCTGCCGTCTGCGACTAATCCTTTTTTCGGATCTGGCTCCAACCCATTCTGAGATAAGAAATTAAGAAACTCGCTTCGCACATCACCTGAGAAGGGACGCTCGAAGTTTTTTTGTTCTGGTTTCTTAATTTTTAATGTCACCTGCTTGCCCTATGTGTGTAAATGTGTAAAATATCATACACTTTTACAATCACTAATCAATTACCGGAGGATCAATTTTATGAGTTTAACTGTATCAAGCGGTGGAGGTGACTACGAAAGCTTGCCAGTGGGACGCTACAAAGCGGCCTGTTACAAGATCGTGGACATGGGAACAAGGATGGAAAGTTTCCAAGGGCAAGCGCCGAAGAAGCGCTCGACTGTCTACATCTACTGGGAGGTCACGCACCAGCTACAACCAGAAGAAGAGTGGGGCGCTATCCAAATGGCGGACGGTAGACCATTTAGTATTGGCAAGAAGTACACGGCCAGCCTGAATGAAAACTCCACGCTACACCGGGACTTGAAGTCTTGGCGTGGCAAGCCATTCTCCGCAGAAGAGTTGGCTGGGTTCGATATTAAGAACGTGCTTGGAGTAACTTGTGAGTTGGAGGTCATCGACTACAAGACTCAGGATGGATCTGAGCGCACCAAGGTCGAGGGTGTATATAAACCTGATGGCGGAGCTAAGCGGGTGGAGACAACGAACGAGCAGGTCATCTTTGACATTGACGTTTACTGTCAGGAGTTTACTGGCCAAAGCTCAGCAGACTCCAAGGCTATGTGTGATGTACTGGAGGATTGTGCGCCGTGGATGAAGGAGGAGATCGACGTTTCTCTTGAGGTTGCGGCAGCAAGAAACAAGGGCGGGAACAGCCAACCTCCCAACCAAGGCGGCGGTTTGTCTGACTTTAAAAAGGATGATGATCCAGACGAGGACATACCGTTCTAACGATTTTGCAAAAGGAACCGCACTGCCTACGCATGTTACCATCTCCGGGCTAAGCGTAGGGGTGCGGGATTCCTTTCTTCAAGGATAACATGAAACATGATTGAGAATATCGAAGACAAGCGTTTGTCCAGAAACAAGCGCCAGAAAAACCACAGTAGGTATCTGAGGATTATGGGTGCGGAGCGAGAAGGGATGTACAACATAGAAGTTGGCAATCTTGTTTTTGTTCAGGACGCAAAGAACCGGAGCCGATTCCATTTGCCGGGAGGAGATACGGTAACAAAGGAATGGATTTACCAACAAGCTGATGAACGGAACTGGGGGGTTCCAAGAAAGCGTTTCATTCAGAAACCAACTCGATGACAAGAAAGATAACGATCACAATAGAGTTGGAAGGTGATGAAGCAGAACAATTAATCGAGGCATTGCTCGACAAGGAAGATAAGGATGATAAGCATGGTAGTACAGAAGAAAAGGAAGAGGGGAAGACCAAGAAAAAATGAATCGGTAGTCAACTCACCCAAGCATTATTTGAGTGGTGACATTGAGTGTATCGACGCAATGGTTGCTGCCTTCGGTGAAGAGCAGGTCAGGATCTACGCCAAAATAAATGCGTTCAAGTATTTGTGGCGTGCTGGCAAGAAGAAGGGCGCTGAAGATACCGACATGGCTAAAGCAAATTGGTATCTCAAACTAGCGAACGGTATAGATCCAAGGAAGAACGATGAAGTTTAAGGTAGGTGCTTACGAGAACGTGCCGTATGAAGAGTACGCTGAAATCGAAGCGTTTAGATCTCACGATCTAACTTCAGTCATCAAGTGTCCATACACTTGGAAGAACGAGGGACCAATGAAGGAAACGCCAGCTCTTATCGAGGGCCGAGTACAGCACACTGTCTTTCTGGAGTTGGATAAGTTTGATGAAGAGTTTGTAATCGAACCCAACGTGGATCGTAGGACCAAAGCCGGGAAGGAGGAGTACGAGGATTTCAAGGCTGGCATTGGTAACCGCACCCCCATCAAACAAGACATGTATGACGTTTGTATGGAGCGCCGTGCGGTGGTGTCTGACTACGTTCCACGTGAAACCGACAAGGTTGAGCTGACGTTATGCTTCTATTGGCACAACCATCCCTTCAAGGCTCGAATGGACTGGTATGACGGTAAGAATGTATGGGATCTTAAAACAGCGCGTGACGCTTCTCCCAGAGGCTTCAGGAGCGCGATCAACAACTTCAACTACTACATGCAGGCTGCTCTGTATCTCGACGCTGCCAAGGCTCTAGATATGCCTGCCAACCAGTTTATGTTCTTGGCTCAAGAAAAGATGCACCCATACCCGTTTGCAGTCTACACCCTCTCCCCGGAGGCCGTGGAGTACGGTAGGGCAAAGAATGAGCAGGCGCTGAAGACTCTACTGGAGTGCAAGGATAAAGAGGACTACAAGCCATACAACGTCTCTGGTGTGCAGGTAGTGGAGCTTGGCGATCTCTACTAAAGAACAGGAGGAGAAGTGGGCGGAGGAGATAAAATACTTTGCCGCCCGTTTTGTCTGGACCCGCCGTCACCAAAAAACTCCCAAGAATTTAACTTGGGAGCAGTGGTGGGAGCGTAGGTTTCAGGATAGCTTCAGGGAGTATACCGAGAAGCTTATGGCCAAGAAGGAAGCCTAAACCTCCTCCATTTGTAGTTTTTCAGAAAGATCATTCAGGTAAACCAAATCAGACTGAGCTGAGCCTGCCAAAAGAAACATTTTCCAAAGTTTTTCTCGCAACTTTTGTCCGTTGTAATCTAGAACATGCATGCTTCGATCAAGCTGAAAAGACTTCCAGAACGCCACTTCCCATCGCTCTTCATCCGTAGCGCCTTCTTTGCTTTTATTGATGCACTCTCCATCAGTCTCGAAGGTGTGAACCACTTTTTCCAACAACTCAAAAACAGTAATATTTTCCATTGTTATCTCCTCCAGAAGACGGCTTACGCCGCCTCCAAGTCAAAAGCTTTCATGTTGCTAGACTTTGGCAATACGTTGGTTTGAACCCATTGACCAGTCTGTATGAACACCTTCTCTTCAGGGTGAAATCCAGCGGGAGAGATCAGCTCATCTTGATCAGTGAGCAAGTATCGAGTCTTAACTTTCTGAATGTTTAAGGTTGCTGTTTCCTTCAGGTTGTCTAGAAGGTAGTAGTCGTTAGAAGCCGTGATTGCATTCATATCAATCGTGTTTTCTACAGTAGATACCTTCTCTTCTACCTCAAGAGGGCCGTTCATAATCTCTCGAAGCTTTGCGCTTTCTTGATCAGCGGCTTCTCTTGAAACATTAAGAGCATCAAGCTTTGCAGTAAGTGTCTCAATTTTCTCTTGAACAATTTGTTGTAAATCCATTTTTTATCTCCGGTTAGTTAGTTATCCAAGACCCCGTGGTTTCGGCGGGGGAACTACCCCCGCAGCTCATCAGTTGGAATTTATACTGCTCTCTTAGCCGCATCTGCGTATGCGTCCCAATGGGCCGCAACTCGGTCCCAATCTTCTCGAACCACTGGAGAACTCAAGTAAACTCGATGCTCGCCAGTTTTAGATCCAACAAATTCAACGTAACGCTCTGTAGAAGAAATATTATAGTTTCTTGTAGAAATCTTAGATCCATCAGAAAGAGTAAGGTTGTTTTCAAAAATCATTTTTATCTCCGGTTAGTTGTTTATCAATTCAATGGTTATAAATATACCTGAATCCCGTGTCGATGTACAACTTTTTATACAAATAAATACAATTTATTTTAGGCCAAAAAAAAGAGGCATCTGCCTCTTTAAGCCCGTTTCTGACCACTGGTGGGCTAAGCCAGCTCCGAAGGGTGAGCCATCACCCTTTGGTCATTTGGCTTGCGCGTTCTTATGTTCTTTAGAAGATCGCACGCCTCTGATATATGCGTCCGTAGCTGGAACCCTAGCGCCGTTTGAAAGTAAGGCTATGTCATAAGGCTCACACTCTACAACATGTAACCACTCATCGTCATTGCCATGAAAGTTCTGGACTAGTTGTACAAAATCGCCTTCAAATATAATCATCTTTATCTCCGGTTTAAGTTAAGAGTTATCGGTTGAGCTATGAGTTAGCTTTCCATGGATTCGACTAACGATGTCATGAGCATCATTCAAAATGCGTATCGCGGTGTCAGATATTTGCACTTGTTCTGATCCGCTTAAATCCTCAAGCATGTTTTTCGATTCTTCTTTCAGCAAGCTGGTTAGAAAGTCTCGCTCTTCAATTGTCAATTCTACGTTCATTGTTATCTCCGGTAGTGGAGGACGGCTTACGCCGCCTCCTGTTCAGTTTCAGTTTCTGGTTGTAGCGACTGGAGATACTCCAGCGCTTTTTGAGCTTCCTTCGCCGCGTTAAATATAAAGCTCTTGTCGTCGCCCAAAGCCTGTAACCAGCTGGCTACATATTGAGCGTGATCCGCCCTAACAACTGGGCTGATGCCTAGCTCAGCGCATGCCATGGCCGCGCCGATCTCAGCAATTAATTCTTCGTAAGCGTAGTCCTCATCTCCAAATGAAGCACCCTTCTTTCGGTCCAGTCTTTTGTCAGAACCAGTCCAGTGAATCAGCTCATGAAGCTGAGTGCCGTAAAAGTTTTCAGTGGCTGAAGAGTCAGCAGTGCCTGAAAAGTTTTCACGGTTAGGCATGTGAATCGAGTCAGTCAAACGATGGTAGTAAGCGCGTCCCTGAGAAGTGAATCGAATCTCAGCAGATGTGTTTTCGATAAACTGGTCCACTTCTTCAAGCTGGACAGTTGAGTCAACCGCGTCAACGACAGGCTCCTCCCAACCCTCAACCTGCGCTGATGAAAATACAGCCGCGCCCTTGAACAAAATTTTAACAACCTTGGTAGGATCTTCCCTGTCCTTAATGATGATTGGCACTGAGATGTAAGTAGCAGATCCGGGTCCGCTAATAACTTTAGCGCCAAGATCGTTCCACTGCTTGAAGGTAGCCCAGTAGGTTTGGCCTTGAAGACCTAACCACAAAGAGTTAACGCCAGTGTACTTGCGTCCAGTCTTTGCGTTGACTGGAGCGCCAGCCAAGTCCGCGAAAGGCTTAGTCCAGTTAGAGCCATGCGTCTTCATAAGATCAATGATCTGGTCAGTGATCTCTTTCTTAATGTCTCTTTTGTTTCCCATCTTTATCTCCGGTTCGTTCAGTTGATGGATATAAATATACGCTATTTCCGTGTCCATGTCTACAAGTTTATAAAAATTTATACAATTTATTTTAGGCAAAAAAAAGGCCACTTGCGTGGCCCTTGTAAAAAGTGTTTGAGTTAGTCGCAAATGTTTTGGACACAAGAGATAAAAACCTTTTTGTTTACTACATCAATGCTGGCAACTTTGTCAGCATCTCTATAACGCAAAGCTCCGCGAGAACTTTGTGCTGGCCTCAAAACTTTTGCAGAGTGCATTGCTTTTACAATTCTTTCGCAAACTGCGTCAGTAACCTCTCCATCAAAAACAAAGTCAATTGACTCAGTCCAAGTATCGCACCAAGCGTGTTGCTTTCTTGATCCTTCCACAACCTGCCTAGTGTTAATTTTTAAAGCTCCGTTCATTTTTATCTCCGGTTAGTTATTTATCAATTCAGGAGTATTATGAACTAATCCCGTGTCCATGTCTACAAGTTTATAAAAATTTATACAACTATTTTCAGTTAATTTTTAGTGGAGTTATGGATTAGCTTGGATCAGATCAACGACACGGGATTTATTGTAGAGCCAGAAGACCAGCAGATACCTATCGCCCTTACTGACGGTCAGGCCTCGATGGTTGTGGGTGAAGGAAGGAAAGATTAAACCATGGCCGTTAGGCAATGGCTTGAGCTTGCCAAAGTTATGAAACTCTGTGCCGCCGCCTGTGTATGATCCCGTGTTCAATGGAACAACCACAGAGATGTCTGATGACTCGTCATGATGCCAATGCCCCATTTCTGTCTCAGCTAGATTGTAGTTAGCAATCTGAATGCTTGCAGGGTCCGGGCAACTACGTTGCCAGATTGACATAATGATGGGATCAATCACGTTGCGAACTACAAACCACATGTTGGTATAAAGCTCTGGGCATCTCTCCCTCAACACAATCTCAGGGATCTGCCGCAGGTCATCCTCGCTTGAGTTAGATTCAAACCCAAACTCCTTTTTCATATGCTCGATCTCTTCGCACATCATCTTGCACCAGCTTCGCCTGAAGATGGGCATGGTGTAGACATCAGGAAACGGGTTCTTCAACATTTTCTGAATCGGCGTGCGCTCCATCTTATCCATGCCACGCTGAGCCATGTAGCGTGTGATCGTGGGCAGTGAATCTTGCACGGCTTGATACGTGTTCTGATTAATCATCCAATGGCTCTGCATCGAGAGCATGTAGTTCTTTAGTACATACATGTTTGCATATTGTCGCAAATATTTATAAAATGATCTACAACTTGTAACTTACCAAAGTAATATTATGAATGACGTTGAAGAGGTAAACACTAAGACTAGAAAGTCTTTGGCTCTGGATGTTCGCACCTACAATATGCTTCAGGAAATTTGTAACAGCGAGCGTCGAACCAAGATAGATCAGTTGAAGGTTTTGATCGAAAGAGAACACAAAATTATATTCCCAGAAGAAGTGAGCGCATGAATTTGTTCAAGCGAAAGAAGCCTGTTCCCCAGACTTACCAGCCAGTCCTTGAAGCAAAGGAAGTGATCGATTTGTTTTCAAGGCTCACCCTCCACCATCAGGCGGCACTCATGCGTTTGATATCACGTAACCTTGTCATACAAGTTGGCGGCGAACAGTACATGGGTTATGAGTTTAATTACGATGTAGATAGCGCCGTCATCTTAGCTCATGAATCTGAGCCACAAGGCGAGTTGGATCTAGACTAAACCGCCAATGCCAGATCGTCTGGCGCGTAACCGCATAGCAAGTTCCCTGTCATCATCCCTAGGCAATATTGTGGGAGACATGGATGGATCAAAATCTAACGGCGCTCCAGTTTGTCCCGGCATTACGCCCTCGAAAATATCTACATCTAGAGAGCCTTGCGGATCATTAAGAGAATCTTGAGTTTGTTCAATTCTTTGCTGGATCATCTCGTCAAGCTTGCCTTGTGTGGGTTTGTAGGCCTCATCTTCTGATGTAATTTTGTCAACAACCTCAGCAGCGCCTCTGGTGACTGCTTGTTTTACTCCAAAGTCAAAAGTATCTAGGTAATCGTAAGCTTTCTGTATGTCAGCTATTGAGTCAGGATCAAACAAGACATCAGCCAAAGTTTGATAATAGGCGTCTGCCTGCTTCATGTTAATGTTGCGAATCATGTCATCGCCTATAGTGCCATTCAGCGTTCTACCAAATATACGAAGCCCCGATAACAAAAACTTAGTGGTTCTCATGCCCAATCCAGCCGTATCTTCCATCAGCTGCTTTTCAATTAACTGTAAGGGTTGTGTATCTGATCCGCCTTTTGATACGCGCATAGCTTTTCCAACCATCTCGATCAAGCGACTAAAGTTGGCATATTCTTCTGGCTCTAACATTTCTCGCATAAGCTTGTTTGTTTTGCTTTTTGCAAAAAATTGTTGAAATTGAGGAAGACCCTGATCGATATTTTGACGCATCAAATCATCAAGTTTATCTATAACAAAAAACTTTTTAGCGTCTTTGTAAGCTTCTGGATCTACCGCTCTAAGCACACGTTTAGCGTTTCTTGCAGACTGTATTGATACATTAGGGTCAAACAAATCTTTTACAGCTTTAGCGCTTGCCTTGTCAGTCATAACTCTGGAAAGCTTTCCTATCGCTGAAGACTCAACCATTTGTAAAGATGGCTTTGTAGGATCGTACACTCTTCTGGCCAAACGATATGTGTCGTCTGCCGCATCAAACAAAGTAGTCAGATCCTCTCTTAATGAGATAAGCTTTGAACCTTGATCTGTGCCTATATTCGCTTTGATTAGGTTTTCAATTGATCCGGCTCTGCGATCATGCAGTGCCATCATGTTTTGTATTTGTTTCCCTTCTGTATCAAACAAAAGATTTTTAAAAGCTGTTAATGATTCAATCACATCAGGATCTAATTCTGTGTTTGATAGCTGATCATCAATTTTTTTAATTAAAGGAGTGGTATCCACCAAAACAGGCTCTGGAGCATTACGAATAGAGTCGTATAGTTTTGTGGCTCGTTCTTTTCGTTTTGACGCAAGTCTTTCTATTGCTTGTTTTCCAGCCGCCGATACTCTAGCGTTCACATCGCCAAACTGTTGCTTCATGCTTCCAAAGCTTTCTGCCAAAGCCTCAATTGCTTCTCTGGTCCTAGTAGCTCTGCTGTCGTAAAACCTTCTTATAGATTCAATCTGAGGCTGTCTAGTAAGATAATACTGTATACCTATAGCCCTTGAGCCAATGTCTGAAGCTTCAGCTGATGTGAGCTTAATTCCCATCTTAGCAGCTTCATCGATAATGCCTTGGTTGGTTTCCCGCAAAGTCATCAAGTATCTAAGCGTGTCCTCTTTCCCCACAAATTTATTGACTACATTTCTAACTGGTCCAGCACCAAAAGGGATTGCTGAAAAACCAGAGGACACCAACAAGTCGTCGTAAGCTGCCTTGATTTCTTCAGGAGGCAGATTATAAAACATATCAATCATCGCCTCTCGGCCAGTTCTTGCAACTCCGCCGATTAAAAAGTTTCCGCCAAAACCGCCAATTGCGGTGGTTCCCAAAGTCACTGCCATTTTAGCCAAGGGGTTTTTTATGTTTTTAGAAAGGTCTAAGCCTTTTTTAAATCCAGCAGTAGCCCCCGCTAAACCACCGCCAACGTCAGCAACGAATGTTGATGTAGGCACAATGTTTGGGAATACATAGTCTTCAAACCAACCAATATCTTCTCCGGGTTCAAATACTTTTTTTGTAGATCCATCGTAGTCTGTGTATATCAGCTCACCATCTTTGTATCTGAAGCGAGCTACTGCCGAAGGATCGTCTGGAAACTTTTCTGAAGCAAAGTATTCGAGCATTGCGTCGTCGCTAAAAAATAAATTACCCCTTGCTTTCATCAGACCATAATCCATGAAGTCGCGGTCTTCTTGCATCTGGTTCTGCATCATTCGCTGAGTAAGCTTTTCTATTTCATCGTCGTAGTTTGTTTCAGCCATGACTACTTCGTAAGTCCAAAGTTTTGTATAAGATAATCAGGCACTGCCAGACCACCGTCCAACATTCTTTGCAGCTTTTCTTTTTTAGCTTCAAAATCCATGCTTGTGTCTTTACTAATTTGTTCAGCTAAATTTTCAGAGCTAGTGTTAATGTTGACCTTTGCTTCGCTTGTGCCGCCAGTAATTTCTTTCGCTGCCTGTATTTGTTTGTATTGTTGTATGCTGTCGCTTACGTCAAACCCCTCAGCTATACCAGCTCCAGCCCCGCCAACACCTAGTTTATTGATTGCCTCGGCTTCGCCTCTGGCAACGCCGCTAAGTGTTTCAAACTCTTCAGGTTCAAATATAGGGTTTTTGCGCTGCCATGTAGCTGCAAATCTGTCCAAACCTCTTTTTTGTTTAGCTTTAGAAAATTTAAGCCCTTCAAGCCTGTCAGCCTCCTCAGAGTAAGCAATAGCATAGTCTTCAGATCTTTTTGCTATTCTTTCTAAGTAGTCAAGCTGTTTCATAAATCCGTTGTAGGTGCTTGTCAAAACCGGGGATGCAGCTAAAAACATTTCCATTTCACGGTTAGAAATAGCACCTTTGGTTTGACCTACAATTGCCATGGCAAAACCAATGCCAAGCTGGTTCATTAATATTTGATCGCCAACCCTGCCACTATCGATCATCCCGTCTAAACCAACGCCTACCAGTATTTTTTTAATTGGCAACAAAAACGCTTCTTGTGGTCCATAACCACTTTCGCCTATGCGCTCTGCAACCATTCTTGCATACTTAACCTGATCAATAACGCCAGAGGCAGCTCTCGACTCCTCTGTAATGGTGTTTTCATTTGCGATCATGGCTTTCGTGTATTCTTTGTCTCCAGCCTCTCCTTGGTTGATTACAGTGTTTGGGCTTTTAATTTGAATGCCGTTTCTGTTTTTTAACAAGTCGTTAATTACAGACTTGTTTGTCGCGTTGTCTCTAAACGTCCCTTGTTTCCGCACGCCACTAGCAACCATGACCGGTTTGCCATCGTCGTCTAATACTGGCTCGCCCTGCTCATCTACACTTGGAACCATCTCGTCAAACTCAATGGTAACTAGATCGCCCGGATCATTGGCCAGTTTAAGTAGCTCTAAAGAATAGCGCTGCAAGTAGTCTTGCGCTTTTTGCTCGTCTTGCATGGCAAGATTCATAGCTTGAAAAGCAATCTGTTGATTGGCTTTTGCGTTAGCTTCTTGATTGGCTCTAGTCCTTGCGGAAAAGTTTCCAAAACCTCTGCCTATTCCCTCGTAAACATTCCCAGATTTTGGGGTAGCTAGTATTGCCGCACCCAAATCAGATGCTAAATCATATATCCCCATTTTTGGAGATTGATACGCGTAAGGCGCAAGTCTTTTTTGATATTTATCAAAACTAGTTTCATATGTCGGTTGATTAGCTTGCATCATCATCAACCGCAACGTATTTGGATCAATCGAGCTTAGATCAATAGAACCGGAGAAAGGATCTGTTTTTTCAACAGCGCCTGCCTCTGCAAAGCCTTCGATCTGTTCTTCCATTTGAGGTCTACCAATAGCCATTATGTAGGCGCCCTCATCCCATATTGTGGGGGACTAAGGAAACTACCAACACCTCCCAACGTACTCAAACCAACTCCAAGCCCTGCCATTAACGGGCTAGGCGGAGGCGTAAATTGCTGTTGGGTTTGTTGTGTGCCAGCTGTCTGGGTTGCGGTTCCAATGAACGGTAACAGCGCTGAGTATTGCTGTAGCGGAGCCTGCTGAGCTTGCAATGCGTTTGCTCGTTGTGCGTTCAATATCTGCTGCTGTAGAGCCTGTTGTTGTGCGCCCATACCAGAGAGTAAACCAATATTAGATAACCCAGCTTGCTGCGCTTGTCCGCCAAGGCCTTGCATGAATCCGCCCAAGCCTTGTTGCGCTTGGAATCTCTGCTGTCCTATCTGGCCTTCGAGTCCTCCCATCTGACCAAATGCACCCGCCAGTTGACCCGCCGATCCTAACGCCGCCTGTCCAGCCCCAGCTTGCGCTTGTTGGCCTGTCTGACCGAAGCCCACTAGTGTTTGCCCTAAGCCAGTACCAGCACCGTATCGCTGCCCTGCTGTCTGCCCAAGCCCACTAGCAAGTTGTTGTTGTGATCCAAATCGTTGAGATCCAAGAGCGCCCAAGCCGCTCGCCAATCCTCTTTGAGCGCCCAACACATCGCCTGATATTCCTCGAAGAGCGCCGCCTAATTGTTGTTGTGATCCTAACCTTTGTCCAGCCATTCCAGCTAAACCGCTGGCCGCTGTGCGCTCTGCCTGCTTTTGTCTTGCAAACTCAGAAGTACCCATCCTCTGAGCTTCTGTAAAGCCTCTAGAGCGAATGCCTGCTATCTCTTTAGCCAAGCCCCTGCCGAGCGCTTCTGTGCGCTCATCAGCGCTGAGACGCGCCCTAGAGCCAAAGGCTGACTCTCCTCCAGCTCGTATATTTCTAGCGGTATCAGCTATGTCTGCAATGTTAGCCTGTTTAACCGCGTCTTCAACGGTTTGCTGAACCACACGATCCTCGTATGGGTCAAAAAATTGTTCAGTCATTGATTGGTCGTAACCGCCCGTAGTACCTCTTAACAGATCCTCTGACTCTCCCAGAGCGCCACCAAATCCTTCTGTTGCGCCAATTTGTCTTCTGGCTATATCTCCAGCAGATCTTCCAAACTGATCTGTAGCGCCCCTCTGGATGCCTTCAGCCTCACCTAAACGCCTGCCAAACTCATCCGTTGCTCCACGGCGTATGCCTTCGGCTTCGCCTAAGCGCCCATAAAGGTCTGTCGTTGCACCTCTTGCTAAATCCCGTCCTTCCCCAAGAGAGCTAAGTAAACCCTCTAAACCGGATTGGCGTAATCTTCTTTCTTCAGCAACACCCGTTTGTGTTGCGTCTAACCCTCGTAATCCATAACCCCTTGCGGCTTCTTGGCCTGTCTCTAATTGACCAATGCCCGTCTTGTAAGCTTGTTCTGCCTCACTCAAAAATCGGTCTTGTACGCCACCGAGATCACGCGCCGCCTGCATTGCGTCCAGCTGGTCTTGAGACATGCCTGCCACTTCTTGTGGCGTAATGATGGGTCTGCCCTGCTCGTCAAAAAACGTGCTTTTAACTGCCTCCATCGCTCCGGGGATGAAACCGCCTTGGCCGTCTAGGCCAAATAAAAGCTGTTGTAACGCTGGATCTCTTGAAGTGGTTGCGGTTTGTGCGCCAGCCATGTAAGGGTCTTGAGAGCCATCATCTTGTACTGGAGCGCTTTCTTGTCCAAAGTTTGGATCAACATAACCGCCGTCATAGGGGTCTTCTTGTCCAAAGTTTGGGTCAACGTAACCTCCGCCGTAGGGGTCTTCGTAACCTCCGCCGTAGTAGTCATCGAATCCGCCGCCATAGTAGTCGTCGTAGTATCCTCCAAAGTCGCCTAACCCGCCTATGCCGCCGCCGTAATAGTCATCGTATCCGCCTGTGTAGTACGGGTTTCCTTGGTTAGCTACCTCCTCAGATAAAAATCCACCGCTTCTGCCTCCGCCATAGCCAAACGATCCATCCATGTTTGATCCGGGGTATTGACTCATCAGGCGACCCCCATACAAAACTTTAAGTTAAAATCCTTAACTGGTTGCATTGGCATACCTCTCAAATGCATTCATCATTTGATACATAAGCTGGGTTCCTCGCTCTCTGTCCTCTGAGCTGGATGGCACTAGAGCCAAGATACCATCTGGTTGTTCGTTTAGCTCGAAAGAACCAGCTCCTCGAACCGCTTGGCCTGTCATCACAAACTCACCATCGCTAAGCATAGCGGGAATGTCGTCTGAAGTTTCAGTTCCGGGTCCGCTGATATAACCGTTCATTTCCTGAAAGTCTTCCATGGCTACGTTGCCGCCATTTGCGTATGCCATCGGGTAAATGGCTCCACCGTTTGCCACTTGAATAGGAGGCTGTTGCTCAATGTCTCTGGGGTCATAGTCTGGCATGTTTGGGTCATAATATTGCGACACTCTAGCAGGCCCAGTTGCTCTGGTTACCATGGTTGGGAACCGTGGTTGTAATCCAAACTCAACGGGGTTGGGCGCTTCTCTGCCCATCCTACGAGCGATCTCAGCTTCTATGTTGTATCTGCCACTAGCGTCCATTGTGGTTAAAGGAACCATTGGCACGCCTTTATCTCTTTCTGCTTCTTCCTTGGCCAGCTTGCCAAGCATGTAAGCTGCACCGCCAGCCAAGCCTAACTTGCCGAGGTCGCCTTTTTGGCCTAAGCCAAGCATACCCAGAAGTCCCGGCAAACCGCCTTTGCCTCCAACTACAGAGTCGCCAAGACCAAGACTTAAAGTTTTTTCAAACCGCCCTACTGTTCCTTGCGCTTTTTCTTCAAGCATCTCAACAATTTCGGGATTAGCCAATTTTTGTGCGTCAGTCATTTGGTCTAATGTGTCTATCGCTTCCCGCGCTTCAGCATCCGAAGCTATTTGAGTTGGAGTGCCGCTACCAAGGCCAAGCCTGTTGGCTAAACCTTTGCCAGCCATTGGACCTCCCTGATAGGTTGATCCAAGCTCTCCAAATACTCCGCCAGCTAATGGATTTCGTACAGCATCTTGCAGCGTTCCTAAAAAATCACCTGACCCCTCAAGAGCGCCACCCGCAATCGGTGATACTCCGGGGATTCCTAAACCAGCAATGCCGCTAGCAACAGTGCTTCCTACAGCTCCTAACGCTTTTCCAACGACTGGTATTTTTGCAGCCAATCCACCAATACCGCCTAGCGCTGCACCGACAGCGGTTCCAACGCCGGGAACTAACATAGCAATAGGAGCAACAACTTTAGCGGCTTTCCCAAGAAACTTGCCTACCTTTTTAAGAAAACCAAACTCTTCTAAGCCAGTTACAGGGTTCAGGCTGGCAATGCCTGCGCCCACAACATATTGTTCTGGGTCTACTCCAATTTCGTTCAGCCGTCTTTCAACAACTTCTTCAAACGCTGGATCTCGCATAGCTTGCACTGGCAAAACGACTTCACCGGGAGTCAAGTGAGCAATCGTTGTGTCTCCTCCTCGCCCTTGAGCAGCAGCAAGTTGAGAAACGTCAGACAAGGGAGCATTTGCAGCGTTAATAACATTTTCAGCCATGCTGGAAAACATAGCTTTTTCTTCTGGATCTTCAGTCATGGCTTGTTCAGCCATCAAACCATCAATTGCAGAAGCAAGCTCTGCATTGGGGTCAGCGCCCTCAAACATGCGAAGCTCTTGATCTGATACGGAGCCAGTTGCTGGCATATTTGGCAAACCAACCATAGATGGAGCGCTATCTTCAAACGCTTGCATTTCTTGATTAGAAATTGATCCAGCGCCAGCAAACCTATTAATTCGTTCTAAGAGTTCCGGTGATATATTCATAAAGTTAACTAATCGTGACCGTTACAGCGCCCACGCTTACAGTTCCTCCAAGTCCAGTCAAATAGGTTTGATGCTCATACAAATTCCTAAACTCAGTGCCATCAAAAGCCTGATGCACTTCTACCGTACTGTTAAATATTATAGCACCCGTTGCAAATTGTAACGTAGAAATTTCGTCAGCGTTGAAGGTAGGGGTGCGGTCAATGTCCGCGTCTCCTAGGTTGATTTCGAGTATCCTGACCAGTCGGTTGAATGTGTCACCAGAAACCGTCTCTTCAGTAGCCAGAGGCAAGCGAGTCTCTAGCAGCTTGCTCACTAGCCCCTCCGCCCAGAGGGCTGCATGTCTAACCTAGTGTTTCCGAGTCTCCACTTGAAGTCTTTTTGGTTGGCCGTTACTGAGTTGTCGTCATCCGACTCAACACGCAAAACCATTTGTCGGGTTCTGGTTCTTACGTTTGTGAAAGTTGTTGAATTGGTAATTTGACTTGTCGAGTCTGTCGATAGCGACTCGGCGTTATAGTTTCTTCTCTTGATAACCATGTTGACAGCTGGCGTGTTTGATACGCCTTGCGTTGTCGAAAATTTAATGTCTGGGATCAGCTTTTTGACAAACATAAAGTTTTCGCCGTCACCCAAATCAATATCAGCTGATTCAATAAATACGTTGGACATCGCGCTAGAGTCATCATTGAAGCCAGTTTCATGAACGTAGATCACTCCGTCTCCAGAAACTTTACCGCCAGCTACTGGCTTGTCTTCTATACCTGCGTCCAGCCAGCTGTATCGTACCAAGGAGCCAATACTCCAAGACTGCTCTTCATAGTTGTACATTACATAACGTGATATTTCATTAGTATCGTCTTCTTCAGACACATACCAAAACCACACTTCAGAGTTTTCTGCGTTGAGTGAAGCAAAGCACTTAAAAGCTTGAGTGAGGTTCAAGTCACTGAAAACGTAATCTTGCACGCTGCAAGGTAATTTTTTGACAGCGCCGTTGTAGTAATAAAATCCGTTTTTGCTCATAAAGAACACGCCAACAGGACTGTTGACGGCTGCTTTGGGAGAAATTAAACCAGCGCCCTCGTTAATTAGGTTTAGAGCAAAAGTCAGCGGCGGTCCAATAAACGTCATTGAATACAAACTGGTATCCGTCCAGACCAACACTTCTTGACGAGACTTCAGTCCACCAATAATCAGTGAGCCTGATGATAGCCGCACAGAACCAGCCGTATTTGTAGCAATAGGATTAAAGTCTAATTCGTTTTCAGTGTCAGAAAACGCTACTAACATCGGGTCAATAACGCCTGTGCGGTTTCCGCTGCTGCTGTCAATAGGATCAGCTCCTAACACAATTAAATGCCTGTCTACTTCGCTGGTTACAACCTGCAACCCAAGAGTTGGCACTTTGCTGGCTCCAGATATCCCTTGCAACTCAAGTGACCTGACTGAAATGCCATTGTTTTCAACCCAGCGGTAAATACCTCCGCCTCTTGGATTGATAATTAAGTTTTCTCCGTAGTTGTCATGAGTCCAGAGGCGAAGCTGACCAGAAGCCGCAATAGATGAAGCAGATCCAAACGTGCCAGAACCCCAAGTCCCAACACCCCAACCAGCAGAAGGCACATACACATCTAGGCCTGAATTGATTTGATAAGCACCCACAACACTACTGCCGCCGTTTCCGCTGTCGCTTGCGTTGGCTGTAACCGTAGAGCCGCTAGTATCTTTTGCAGTGATCGTGTAAGTGTTTGTGCCTGTAACCAGCAGTATTTGATATTCTTGGTTAAGAACCGCAGCTGTCACCAATCCGCCCAATGAAGAAGCGCCTGAAAAAGTTACAAAATCTCCAGTGGCTGCGCCGTGTGATGTGTCCGTGACTGTAACCGTAGAAGAGCCGTTTGACGCGCTAAAGGTAACGTCTCCCGCGCTGGTTGTGACGCGCAACGGCGTAACATCGTTATACTTTTCGCCCTCTTCGATGTAATACTTGAAGGTTGTACCAATACCCAAGTAACGCGCACCGCCCAGCGAGATCCAGCTATGTAAGGCTCTGCCAGATCCTATGTAAGTATTGGTATCAGATTGTTTTTCCCAGCCCCCAATTTTTTCAGGACGGCCTTTTCGGAATCGAACAAGGTTGCCGTCTACCCATCCGTTTTCGTTGGAGTAGTCGGTTTCCTCTTTGTTGATTCCCGGTTTAAAATTTAACGTGGTAAGTGGCATAGAAAAAGTCTACCACAAAAGTAAAAATTTTAAGCTAATCTAATTATCGCTGCTGTTGCATTCGCTGCTGGAAAAACCACTGTAAAATCGCCAGCCGTGCTTGTCTTGTCTCCGCCAAAATCAATTGCAGCGATTGCCTTGTTTGAGTTTGTTGTATTGTACAAAAGGCATCCACGCGCCGTGACTGTAACATTTGAGAAAGTCAAATCGGCAAAATCAACAATAGCTGTAGTGCCTGATGTTGTTGGCGTTACGTTCGTTAACGCAGATCCGCCTGCGCTGTAATTGGTTCCAGAGCTTTGCCCAGTTGTAACATATGCGGTTGTACCAGCCCCCAGCGTTGCAGAAGAGGTATAAAGAGCTAGTTTGATGGAATCCGCACCGTTCGTAAGGTTGTGTCCCTCAACTAGTATTTCTTGCTTGAATGATGTAGCTATCGCGCTTGATATTGCCATGTCATAACTCCTTAATTATCTTGGCCATGTCTTCATGACCTTGATTCATCAACAAGTTTATCATGGTTGTTCGATCAGATGTAATAGCATTTTTAATACCATGCAAGACTATTGTGTAAATATAGTTTTGAAACGCTTCTGCCTGTTGGCGTATATGAGGCGCTGCATTTTCAGAAATAGAACAGATTTTGTTGGTTATCTGCTCTGCCCAAAACTCTGGGTCATGCCCTTTGTTGTTGGTTGTCCCAACCGAAACGCTGCCTAACTGTATAAAGCTTTCGTTGCCTTCACCCACGGTACGGCTCCGGTGACCTCATCTCTTCTGGCATTTGCACTCCAGCTCTTTCCATTTCTTCTTCTATCTTAGATTGCTCGCAAACAATCCACTCTGGTTCGTTTGGCACGGCTAGAATAGGATCTTTCAGTCTGTGAAAACCATAGATGCGTTCTTCTATCGGTACGCTATGGTCCAGCAAAGTTGACCTATGAGATACGCCAATCTGTATTTTTGCATCCATGCATTTTGCCAACCAGAACTCAGTGCAAGCGCGTCCAGCCTCTGCAAAGTGCAGACTGTGCTTGTAAGTGTAGTCGATTCCAAACAAATCAATTCGCGCAACCTTGTGCCAATACGCAAAGGCAATTGTCATAGGAATTGTGTTGTTCAGGTACGCGCACTTCGTATCTTTTACAATCTGCTTTACCGGATACAAAACCGCACTAGGGACTCTTGGGTCAAGATCGCTTGTGTAACAAGGTATGTCACATTCTGGCAAAAACCGTTTCATTACTTCGGTTTGTGAGCCAGCATCGTCACTGTCAAAAAAACGACTAGCTGGATCTAACATGAACATTCGGTCAGACTTGTAAACAGCAGCAGCTGAATTAATCGTCCAAACTTCATCCCACTCGACTGAGTTTTCTTTTCCTATCGCAAAATCGACTTGCGAATTCCCAAGGGCCACAATCGCTATGTGAGCGCCCTCAAGAGACTCTATTTTTTGCATTAACTAACCCCAGTTCTCAGGAGGTCATAGCGATATTCGTCTCTTTGTTCGCGTCCCTCCGCAATATTCTTCATTCTAGCAATGGCTTCTTTAAAGCGTCCTTCAAACGTAGCCATTACGTCTGGAGGTTCTTTTAGAAACACTGCCGCCTCTGCGAGAGAACCATAAAGAAGAGCATCGGGATAATCAGTGGAAATGAATGTTGTGCCGCTATCTGCTCCAGCAGTCAAAGATGCTGGCTTGTGTAGATAATGAAGCTCAACCGTGTAGTTTGCGTCAGGGATTGGCGCAACCTCAAAAGCCGTGTCATCGAAAAGCGAATAATATCTAGGCTTACCAGTCGTACTAGTGGATGGAGCAAATTCTTTCATGAAAGAAGGATGCTTGTAGTCCAAGTACGCATAGGTGCTGCTTGATATGACTGCCAGACTAAACGGCGCATAAAAATCAGTTGGCGTTGCTAAAAATCGATTACTGGAGGTAAGCGCTCCCTGCACATTCTTGCGTTGCTTAGGAAGCTCAACCAGTTTAAAGATTCTGGACTCCGCCTCTTTGATAAAAGTGGGCAGATTTGTAACAAACGAAGATTCAGTACACTCAAGGTAGTCCTGAATAGCCGTTTTTAAAGTTGCCAGTGTAAAGCTCATGATATCGTTATGGTTACCTCGCCTAGACCCACTGTAATTTCGTAGGTATCTAGTTTGGTCCCAAGTATACCTTTGTCCACATTTGTGTACAAGACAAATGCATTGTTATCATCTTGTGTATCTGGCCTCGCATTTTTCAAAGCTTCAGGATCAGGCCTGTGTGGTTTTGGCTGAAGCTGAGGGTGTTTTGGTGACCATTGGTCTGGACCAACCAACAAGCCGTCCCATGTCTTTTTCATCTCACGCAACTTGTAGCGAAACCCTGTTATGTCACAGATTCCGTACGCATGTTTGCCGCTTGCAAATGCCATAACTAAGCCGAGTTATACCCGCCAAGATTTGGTGAAATTCTGAACGATGCCCTCGACTGATCTTGGGACATAGCTCTTTGAAACTCTTCTTCGTACAAGGTTTTCAACACACCAGTCCTGTCAGGCGCTTTTTTCAAACTCATATAATACGCAAGTCCAGCCGTGAAACATGGGTAAAACCGAAAGGGTACATCCATGGTATTGGTTGCTGCGTCAGCATCGTCCATGCGAGTCAAGACGTTCATGTGAATGACATAGGTAGAATTCTTGTCAGGCACTGGCCAAACCGAAATCGTTGGTGTTATTTGCTTGTCTACAAATATTTGATTTGGTTTGCCTGTGGTGCTTTTGTTCGTTATGTTTGCGTATTCTGCTCGATTAATTCTGCTAATCGGCATGTCTACATCACTACCGCCAATCGCTTCCCTGACAAAAGCGTCCAAAACATCAATTGGAGCGGTAGCGTTGGTAGAGTCAATGTTGTACGTTTTGGTGTCTTTAACCATAGAGACAGTTTTTTGCTTAACAGTCCACTGGTTCAAACCTCTGTTGGACCATTCTGCCAACATCAAGTTTATACTGCGGCGTGCGGTCTTTAGATCGTAACCCGTGCGAAGCTCTAAGCCACACCGCTCAAACGCTTCTTCGATGTACTCTGCTACATCAGGTTCAAAATCTTTGCTTCCGCTTACCGCCATTATTTTTTCCTTTTACGCTTTTTCTTGCGTACAGGCTCTTCAGGAGCATACAGGTTATCAAAAACCTTGTTCACATCCAACGTATAATCAAGTTCGCTTTTTGAATAGTGGATGTGCTGGGACGGCTTGAAGTCTGGCGCACCCTCACCAACCGTGAACCAAGCTGGGTGTGTGACTCGCACCCTGTTGTTTGGGAGCGCAACAATGTTTCCCGTCCATTTGCCAGCATCCAGCAACTCTAAAACGTGTGATTGTTTGTGCTGCGCTGGATCGTCTGCGATCTCGTTCTCAGCATAGTCAACCGTAAAATAATATTTTGCTGGATAAAACTCGCCATCAATCTTGGCAAGCCATGGACAAGGCGTTGCTCGATCAATGACATAAACCGAATGGTTGTGAGATGAACAGTCCCAAGGTTGACAGGCCCAAACTGGCATCGGCTCTGGCCAGCCTTCATAATCCGAGTCAGCAGCTAAACCAGTGATCGGCATTCTTGCCCACATGGCTCCGCCATGAACATTCTCTTCTATTTTGTCAACTTCAGCGCCAGTAAATATTAGTTGAAACGAAAGACATCTCGTTGGCATGGTTGTGACAGCAACCGCCATCGCGTGGATAAACTCGCCATGATATTTTTCGTGATTATGCGTGTACTCTTTCCGCACCCAACATTTGAAATGCGGAATATTCGACTGCAAATAAGGCATGGATTACTTTCTTTTCTTAACGGTTCCGCCTTTGTTCATCATCCTTTTCTTAACCGTTCCGCCTTTGTTCATCATCACCTTTTTGATGACACCGCCTTTTTTCATCATGCGAGGCGTTTTAACAGTTCCGCCCTTATTCATCATTCTGGCCATTTTCACAGTACCGCCTTTGTTCATCATTCTTTTGTTTTTCACAGTACCGCCTTTGGTCATTCGTTTTTTTGCATCCATCTTACTTTTTTTGTACATACTGGCTCCTATCGTCTGCCGAACAAACCCATGTTCGATTGTTTGGTTATTGTACCACCACTGCTTGCAAATGTTTTTACGTTAGTCGGCTTCCCGCCCACGCCTTGCCGCTTAGATCTTTTGCGTTTAACCGCAGACGCAATTTGGCTTTTAGACATTCGGTTTGCCTTGGATCTCGGCACACACTTGGGGTATTTGCGTTTTGATTTTTTTGCAGAAGACCTTCCGCACGCCTGAAACTTGCCATCCTTCTTGGGAGCGCCAATGTCAACCCAGTCACCTTTTGATCCCTTACCAAACCAATCTTTTAGGCTCATTAGGTTCTAGGCACTCTAGTCTTTTTTTGTTTGCTAGGGTCAATCGCACCACAACCACGGCCTTGCACCATTGTGATGTTTTTGTTCACCGTGCCGCCACCGTTCATGTAACCCATGCGGTTACGAACTTTAGTAGGTAGCTTGCCAAGGCCTTTATTGCCTTTTGGTATTTCTTTTAGTGACACATCGCCTCCACCGTTTTTTCGGATTGCTCCGCCTTCAGCTGCGTATGTGCCGCCCATTCTTTTGTATTCTTTAACCATGTAGGCGTTGGCATAGGCTGAAGGGTAAACATCAAATTTAGCTTTTGCTTTAGCTTTAGCTTTTGAATAAAGCGAAGGGTTTTTCACGTTATCAGGTATGCTACTGCTTCCGCCTTTTTTCATCTTGATTGCGCTCAAAGTTTTTGCCTGTTGCGCGTGTAATTTGCTCGCTTTCTTCAAGCCTTTGATTACTTTGTTCAGTTTTTTTTGCGCCATTATCCAATCATCCTTGAGCCTAATCTTCCCGTTTGATAAGGTCGCATTATTAGCGGGTCAGAAGGATCTCTGTTACGCATTCTTTCTTGAAATCTTTCAAATGCTTGTTTTTGCTCACTTGTGCTATCGATTAGATTTCTGACAAAAGACCGATTGAATTGTTGAGGTCTATCAGGGACAACAGGAGGCGGAGAAGCATTTGCCATACGATCTTGTAGCTGTTGCAAAGCAACCGGATCTATTTGCGGTATGTATCCGGGCCTGATTGGAGGCATGCTCGGCATTGGCATTTGCGGCATTGGCTCCCTCGGCATTGGCATTGGCATGTTTGGCATTGGCATGCTCGGCAAAAACCTCTGAGGTAATTCCCCGCCCCGAAATATTGGAAGCATTGGCCTTCTGATTGGCCTTGGCATTGGCCTTCTGATTGGCCTTGGCATTCTCCCTCGATTTACTATTCTTCCTAACAAACCGCCAATTCCACCGCCGCCGGGGAAGCCTCTGACTATACCGGGATTAGGTTGAAAGCCTCTGCCACCTCGACGGAAAGGGCTTGCTAATTGATCAGCCCGAAAAAATGCCATTACTAACTCCTAATCATACTTCTTGATCATCTCAAGAATAATGGAATACGTGTCACCGCTACTATGCCCGGTTGTGGTTATAAGCACATCTCCAGTTTTACCAGATCCCGCGTTATTTGGGATAGCCGTAAAATTATCGTAATACTCGTCACCTGTTGAATCTGCTGGCAAACCAACAAGCAATACATTAGCAGTTGCATCAAAATCCAACTTAACGGACATACCTACGGTAGCCCAATAAATTCTTTGAATAGCAACTTCAGTGCAAGCCTGTCCAGCCGAGTTTGCGGCTAAGGCAGACACATCCACTTTTACTACCGCAGATTCTCCCGTGCCATCAGACACGTTGGTGAACCGCATTACTGCGGTTCGCTCTCCGTCCTGAATAGTTTGTGAAGCTACAGCATCAGCCATGGTTCACCTCCTATTATAGTTCAGTGACCGCAGTGCGTTCTTTGTGAGCGCCGATATAATCGACAGTCAAAGTTTTTGCAGCAGCAGCACCATTTTGTATACCAAATGACAAAGCTAACTCTTCATCGTCAGGCACGTTTGTACTAACTACTGTGCCAGCTAACACATTGTTTTGGAAAACATGAAATTTCTGATCTTTAGGATCATATACAAATCCTACAGTCATGAAAGTATCGTCAGCTAACGCATTAGGCAAATCTAAAGTCGATTGCGTGCTGTCTTTTTCAACTATAAAAGTAACAGTTGTTGCTCCATCAGACTTCAAAAAGAAAATGCCATCGGTAACGTCTAACGGAGATGTGTCCGTCAGCTGCAAACCAGCAACAATATCAGTTTCCGTTGCGTCATTGGTTTTAAACCGCATGTTGAACGCTAATTGCTTGCCAGCTTCATACTTGAAACCTTCTTTCACTAACTGGAAAAAGTCATTGTCATTATCGCCAGCGGCGTTGGTGACTAACAAAAGACCGCCATCACCATCAGCTAATGCTTCTGTTGCAGACCCAGTTCCGTCTTCTGTTGTTGTAATTGTCCAATCGCTTGCTAAGTAAGTATCAAAGTCATTGAAATAACTGTGGTACTTGTGTGGTGCTGGAGTTTTTAATTTTCCTAATGTTGAATCCGCTCCAACATTGGTTACTCCCGAAGTAAAATGTGTTGTCATGCTACAGTCCTCCTAAATTTAGACCAGCAACCAGACCATCTGGTTGCCGTAGTGACGCAGCCAGTATAACACTAAAAGATTAAAAGCAAATAAAAAGGGCCGAAGCCCTTTTGTTATGAGGTGTACACCTTGTCGTATTTTTGACCCAAGCCAGAAGCTACGATCTGCCTCTTGTACTTCTTAACCATAGTCTTGGCAGCGTGTTGTTGAGCTGGAGTCCACTCGTCTTGCCTTGCCAAAGAGTTACCCAAACCGCTGTCCATTTTGTTGAAGCCAGAACCGTCCTCTTCAAAAGCTCCGTCACATGCGCTTGCAACGCTTGCTACGAAATCTTGTAAAGAAGAAACTACAGCTTTTGGTAAAGGCTTAGGAGACTTTTTGGTTTTAGCTTTGAAAGTCTTTTCGACAGCCTCAACATCTAGAGCAATGTCCTCGATGCTGATGTTGTTCACAACCACATTGTCTAGAGCCTTATCTAACACTCTTTGCTTGCCAACCAAAACCTGTGCAAGTCTCGCGTCGATAGATCCGTCAACAACCAAGTGCTGAACCAAAACTGAGCTGTCTTGACCGATTCTGTGGCAACGATCTTCTGCCTGTGACATGTTGCCCGGAACCCAATCTAACTCAGCAAATACAACGTGGCTTGCTGAAGTAAGCGTGATGCCAACACCAGCTGCTCCTATTGTTCCAATGAAGACATCTGCATTACCATCTTGAAAAGTCTCTACCGAGTTTTGTCTGTGAGCTTGGTTGCAGTCACCAGTCAGAGTAACCACTGATTTGCCAGCAGCCTCCAAGCCAGATTTGATTCCGTCTACAACATCTTTGTGGTGAGCCATGACCACTACCTGATGATCAATTGCAGCAACGTGAGTTACAACATCGTTTACTTTTGCCAAAGCTGTCTCATGTCGTACACCTGACATTTGCTCGAACTCGATGTCTTCAGAAGAAGTTTCATCAACCGCGTCAGCCAAGGTTTCAAACTCTTTTTTGATTTGGTCGCTGTAGTCGCTGTTAGGCAACACAATGATTTGTCGAACCTTCTCAGGAAGCTCTTTGAGAACCTCGTCCTTTTTTCTTCTAATCATGAAAGACTGTCGTAACACTCTCTGTAACTCGTCAAGGTTGGAAGATCCGTTGAAGTCCCAAACAGTCTTACGGCCAATGTTGATTTGGTGAGCGCCAGCGTATCGAACTCCAAACTTGAAGTAGTTACCAAAAGTAGCAGGGTCAAGATAACCAGCGATAGGCTGTAGCTCAATAGGACGATTAGTGATTGGAGTGCCAGTCAAAACCACTTTGCGATTGGCTTTGATACCGACAGCAACTTTAGTGCGAGCAGCTGTATTGTTTTTGATGTAGTGAGCCTCGTCCATAATCACTAAGTCCCAAGTGCGAGCATTGATTGCGTCCTTATGCTTAGACAAAACATCATAGTTAATGATGATCACATCCGGGGTAGCAGGGATCTGCTCGCCGCCACCGTTGACGATCTGGATGTCCCTGTCAGCAACCAACCATTTGGTCATCTCGTTTTTCCAGTTGATCTTCAGAGATGCTGGGCAAACAACCAATACAGTCTTAGGTGCAGTCGCGTTAATTACTCCGATGGCCTGTATGGTTTTGCCTAAGCCCATCTCGTCACCAATCAAAGTTGAAGAGCGCTTGATAGCGTAAGCGATTCCAGCTTTCTGGTAAGGAAGGTAAGACAAACCAGCTGGCACTGGGATATCAATGTCTGCATCTGTAGCTTGAGAATCAGCAATCGCCTGATCGTTGTCTCTGTAACGAGTGACAACCCACTTGTTGTCTACCTTACGAACAGAGTAACCAGCTGCTTTGATCGCAGCTTTCTTCTCGCGCCATACGGTCCAAAACTCTTGGGTAGGAGAAGCAGTGCTGACAAAACGTCCATCTGTGTGGACCGTTTCTTTTGACCAATCTAGCTTCAGTTCCATGTTTATCTCCGGTTCATCAATTTATGCGTTAAATATACAAGATTCCGTGTCGTTGTGCAAGTTTTTATACAAGTATATACAGGCATAAAAAAAGAGGGCCGAAGCCCTCTAATTTTTCTTTTGATTTTACAAAAGAAAGAGTCATGTCGAAACAGGGGTCTGAGACCTCCTCATTTCGATTCTAAGAGGTTTTAAGCCCCTTGGGACCCATACGCGCCCCTCCAATCACTGAAGCCAAAAGAGTAACGCTCCCTTGCCTTGTACCTGATGTTGCCAGTCGTAAAGTCTGGCTCCATGCTGGTTTCCATTGCAGTGCGCTGGAAACCTTTCAGGCCTTCGCCTGCTTCTGTGACAGTGGTCAGTAAGAAGAAAGCATCTGGATCGTTCAGATAGTGGTTCACAGTGTAACCACCGGGAAGAACGCCAGTGTTCCTTATCGCGTTTATGTCATTGTCCGCAGTTCCTGATCTACCGGGAGAGTTTAAGATCCTGTCCGCAATGAACGTAAGTTGTGGTGGAACCACAAGCTTAGTTGCTTGAACAGAGATCGTTAGACCTCGGTCATCAGTGAAAGTGGAAATATCAATAAGAGCATCTTCAAGACTAGTCTCGTTTAGGTCGGCCATTGTGGTCGCCCTATTCGCTGCGGTCCCGCCACCTGCTAAGGGGTGAGCTGTATTGATCAGAGAAACGCCGTCTCCTCCAGTAAAACTTGAAGAAAATGCGTTGTTCAGAACGTCTGCGGCGGTAACTTCTTTGGTGTGAGCCATAGAACGTGCTAACGCTTTGACGTATCTCTTTCCTAACGAGTCATACAAATTGTCTTCGACACACTCTTCCGTAAGGGCAAATGCCAACGCAACCGTGCTATGCGTATAGCGTGCGCTGAAACTTTCGTTAGCATTGTCAAAAGACACACCTGCCGATTCCGCCTTAGTTGGGGCAGCTCCGAAACCCGTGATCAGGACTTCTTCCTCGAAAGCTCTCTGAGAATCTTCCATAGGGAAGATGTCTGCGAACTCGCTATCGTAACTGTCATATGACATTCCAAATAACGAATTCAATCCCGGCTCAAGTTCTTTCGCTAATTGCGCTCTAGAAATAGCCATAAGTTATTCTCCTTTAAGCCAATCCAGCGCCTTTAACGCCAAATATGTGGTTTTGAATTACGACATACACGTTGGTGTTAGCAGAAGATACATCATCGTTTTCTGGGTCTTCAGAAATGTCGATTGCCTTAATAGACAATGAAGTTCCTGTTGCGCCGTCAGCGACTTTTAACTCTGCACCACTTATGCCAGTGACTGTGCTTCCACTTGATGTGTAAACAATATCGAAGTTACCGAAAAGATCGGCAATCGGAAATGCAGCGTCAGCTTGCACCTCAAATACGACATTGGGATCATCAATTATGAAAGCGATTATATCCGAAGCGTTAGTGCTTGCTGGATAGTAGTTGCTGTACTTCTGCTCACCCGTAGTCGGGTCAGTGTATTCGCAACCATTAAAAACTCCTACTATCGGTACTGTGCCTCCGTCCGCATGGACTTCCACAGTTCCGCCAGTGACTTGAGCAACCATATCGCCTTGAAAAATTGCGGTTCCGTAGTTAGCGGCTATGCGATATCGACTCGTACCACCAGTGTAGGGAGCGCCACCAATCATTTTGACTGGCTTCATTCCAAAAGCGGCATCTTTATTAGCCATTTGGGCCTCCTAGTTAGGTTTTACCGAAGGTTACCTTGGTGTCCCTTTGAGGATCGTACTTAACGTACCTGCCATCACGTTTCGCATCACTAAAAACACTATTGTCTAAAGCCTCAACAGCATCGACATTTTTTTGTTGATAGTAAGCGTTACGCTCAGCAATTGTCTCATTAGGAATTTTTGCCAAAAGTAAACCTTCATTACTTATTACACCAGTATTGCGGCCCTCGTCAACGCTTGGCATGTGTTGCCATTCTGCGGGTAGATCCTCTGCCCTTACCAATTCCCATCCTTCGCGGACGCGCCTTGATACGTTTGCACGATCTTCATCGCCTAGCATTTCTGCCCTAATCCACCTGTAGGTAAAACCGGGAGGGGGAGGAGGGGTTTCGAGCTTTCTTACTGGTCTCCATGGTTGTCTGCGAGCTTGTTTATCGTGAGTCTCGGATTCACGCGAGTTTCGATTCGTTTCTTTCTTTTCTGCCGTAGTCATTATACTGCCTCCCTTTGAGCAATTTTTTGCTTTTCTTGAGCTACCCGCTTCAACCAGTCTTGTTCAGACATGTTGTGCGGTTTTAACCCTCGAAGGCGCTCGACTTCAGATTTCGAGAAAGTTACGCCGTTCTTTACTTTACCGCGTGTTTGTTGACGACTTCCTACGGAAGCAGATGAGACTCTTTGCACGGGGGGTCCACCATCTTTTTGACCGTCACCCTCATCAGCAGATTGCAGATGTGGATAAACTTTGTAAATTCTATTGTTCAGCTCGCCATAATACTCATCAGAGTCAGCTTCAAAGCCTTCATTGATAAGCATGTTATGTTGAAAAAAAGCAAACTGCGTAGCTTCTAAGTTGCTGGGATCTTCCTGATCACCATACCATTTGTTTTTTTCATACCAACCCAAAGCCTCTTGTGTTGGCTCTACGCTTTCTTGTTGCTGAGCTGCTGGCTCTTGATAATACTGCTGCTCGACTGGCTGGCCTTGCGGAACAGCTTGCTGCCTGTTTTTTGCCAGCCTAACTTTTTCTTTCTGTATGCTGATGTCTGACTTGAGCGTGTCGGCCTTGCTCATCAGATCTGCATCTCCAGACTCCACGGCTCTCTTATAAAGATCATCAGCTTGCGTTTCTTTTGCCTGCAAAGCCTCCTCTTCTTTCTGAATCACCGTTGCCTGTTGATAAACTTGATTTTGTTGCATCGCAGACAATTGAGCCTGTTGCTGCCTAACCATATGCTCTAGTTGCGCGGCTCGTTCTTCGGCAGCGCGTACCTGCTGGTTCTTTTTGTTGATTCGCTTGCTGACGTTTTTGGTATAGCTTGCAAGCTCTTCATCAGTATCAACACTAGCAGCAGAACCCTGTTCAGGCTGATCTGGCTGAATATCTACCTCAATCTCTTCAGATTGGTTTTCTTGAATTTCGTTTTTTTCTACCATGGTTACATACTCACTATATCATCAGGACTAAGAATCGTTGCTATAACTTCATCATCATTGATGATTCTAACTTCAGCACCATCCTCCAGCTTGAACCTAGCGCCAGCATAGCGTCCAATCAAAACCCATTGTTTTTCCTCGCACCAATGAGATTCGCCGTACTTCGCCGTGTCGTTATAACACTGCGGCCCTTTCTTGACAACGTAAGCTACAAGCGTAGCGAGATTCTCTCGCTCGATTGTCTCATGTGTTAGCAGTATCCCGCCTTTGGTTTTTTGACTGCCAGTATATGGCAAAACCAAAAGCCTCCATCCGGTAGGCTGAGGCATTCTTTCTAAGACTGACTTGTCCAGAAGAGATGGATCTAAGATTTTATCCTCTATGTCCACATATGCATCTGCAATTGCTGTTTTTGCTGCTTCAGACATTTTTATTAAGATTCCTTGTTAAACTCTTTCATCTCCGATTCGATGTAGTATAACGCAGAAAGCTCACCTTGCAAAAACTTGTAATGTTCAATACTTTCGAGCGATCCTGACATAAGCGTTTCACTGATCTGCGACTCTCTATCCTTAATCACTCTTTTTATTTTGTCGTAGAGAGTTAAATCTTCCATTACGCCCTGACTTTAAAATCCAATCCTTTTGTTGCAGCTCCGCCGCCTCGCACTTTAACAATCTTCTCAACTCCAGCATTAACTACAACGCCCTGCTGAGTGCTTTGGATGGTTTTAGGCTTGTCTCTTCCAAACTTTTTCATTAGTCCTTCCTATTTTGATTTTTTCGCCTTCGCGGTTTTCTTTTTTGCTGGCGCTTTTTTCTTTGGCGCTTCGACTTTCGGTTCTGGAGCCTCTGCCTCTACTTCTGGCTCTGCCTCTACTTCTGGCTCTGGCTCTGGCTCTGGCTCTGGAGCGGGTTCTCCTGAAATTATTCTAGCTTCTTTCGCAGCAATACGAGCAAGGTTTGCCTGATGGGCAACCTCTGCTGTTTTTCTGGCCTCTGAAAGCGCTTGCTCTTCAGCTTCTCTATCTAATTTTTTCTGAGCCTTCAATTCTTTGATGGCTTCGAGCTTATAACTTGTGGTCATGTCATCCTCTCATTTTTTGCTCTAATTCAAGCAATTTTAAATTTGCCTGTTGATCGAGTCTTTGTAATGAAACATCGAGTTTATCATCGGCAACCTCTTTTTGTACATTGATGCGTTGCTTCTGCAACTCGTTCTCTAACAATTTTTCTTGTGCGCGTTGATCTTGTTGCGCCTCGAATTGACTTTGCTCCTGATCTATCTGCTTGTTACGCAGCTCCACTTCGGCTTGCCTGATAGCAACTAACGGATCATCTCCACCTTGTCCAATAGACTGTAAAAACTCTTCGCTTAGTTGAGCCATAATTGGTGAGGCAAATTGATCTAAAAGCATTTGTATTTGTTGTGCTTCTTGTTGCTGCTGGTCAATTGGCATTTGAGCGAGCTGCTGCTGCACCTGTTGGATTCTTTGCATTGTCTCAGGAGGCATCTGTTCTTGAGCCAGCTCTGAAGCAAGAAACTGCAAGTGCTGCATAATGTGACTGATAATCATAGCCTGTATCTGCGGGTTCTCTTTTACCACTTGCGTTAAAAACAAAGCTCTGTGAGTTTCAACGTGCGCCCTGTGGTTTTGACCCTCAAAGGCTTGCGCTGGCTGACCCATCAAAAACCCAGAGTTCTCCAAACCAGCATCAATTGGTCGAGGGGTCATGTCTGGCGGCGGTTGTAACAAGCTTTCTACGTTGTCTATTCCTAACGCGCCATACATTCGCTTGTACGCTTCGTAGATTCCGTTAGGCCCATGCACTTGTGGATTTGATTGCACCATCTGCAACAACTCTTGTGCAAGCGTAATACGCTGCGACTGACTAAATATGTTTGGATCAGAAACAGGAACCACATCTATACGCTCATCGAAATCAGTTTGTTTGATCTCTCTTGGGCCAGTGCCAGTTTCGTAAGCGTATTCCGGGGGCAGGTATTCAGCAAAAAGTTTGGACAGCAATCCAAACTCTAGCCGCTGAGCATAATGCAGCCTCTTGTGAATCGCAGACATCACCTTGGTTCCGCGCTCTAGCAGGGCTACAGTTGTCCCAACGGGCATGGCTTGATTCATGTCGCCCACGTTCATATCAGCTATAGCTGCAAAACGCTTACCAGAATCAACCAGCAGGCCAAGAAGCTGCATCAAGACATTGCTTGGTTCCTTAATAGGAAGCGGTATCAGGTTTTCTCTTAAAGAACCGCCTGTCGTATCGATATCTCTAAACTCTCCGGGCTGTAAAGGCTCGTCCTCATCCCTAATCCGCATACCTCTTGCCTTGAAGCCAGCAGGCAAATTTGCCAAAGTCCCCGCGTCAATAAGTTGGCGGAGTATTGAGGTCGAGGCTTTGGACAAACCGCCAATCATATGACTTAGTCCTAAGCCATAGAAGCCTAGTCCGGGCAGAAATTTATACTGCACAAAAAAGTTGATTTTGTTCTTGTACGGGTCGCCTTCTAAATAGTTTCTGCGAATCGATAAAACGGTTTGCGAAGACTCGTCTATTGTTACGATGTAAGGAAGCTTCAGTCCAGTTGGGTTGCCTTCTTGGTTTACATCTTCAAACCCTTTGAGGTCCAGTATCGTATGCACTTCGTAAACCGTGTGGTCTCGGTCTTCTGCGTACGAGGGTGACATGCCCTCAATATCGTCTATTTCTTTTTGTACGTCAGACTCGTCTGCCTCGTAAGAGTTTTCTTTAATCTCCACATCTGCATAGAAACCAGACAGCTGTTGTTTTTTGATTTCGTTACGAGACATGCTAATTGCATGCGTCACTCGCTCAGCGCTCGATAAATCTGAAGCTTCGTAAGGCACGATCAGATCTTCTGGAGAAACAAACTTCGATACCGCTCTATTCAAAACAGAGTCAAAATAAATTTTCTTAAACGCACTACCCGCGAGCGGCAAGTAAAACAAAAGCATGTCCAACTCAGGATCATAATCTTGCATCACATTCATAATGTAGAAGTTCATAAACTCCTGAACGCGATCTGCTTGGGCTTCAGTCTCTGCGCTTCGTTGCCCAATCAATTGTGTTTTGACCGGACCCTTAGCAGGCAACATTTCTTTATAAGCCTGTGCTTGGAATTGGGTAACAGCTTCTGCAAGAATAGGATGGATTACGCCGCTTGATCCCTCAAACGGCTCTGACCTTGACTCGTCAAATTTCATGCCCAAATACTTCAGGCCATCAACGTAGGTTTTTTCCCACTCGCTTCGAGAATCTTTGTCTTGTCGAATACTGGATAAGATATCGCTAGAAAGACTTTGCAGTTCTCCTTCATCGATTTCGTTAACAAGGTTAGCGTCAAAAGGAGCCGCATTGACCTCTGGAGCTTCTTCCATCATTTCATCGCCAACCAGAACGCCTTCTTCGTTGACTAATATTTCCGCAGCTTCTTTGATTTGATCTTGACGGCTTGGTTCTGGAAACACCTCGATAGCGTTACCTTGAACGATAACGTCAGGGTCGTTCTGCGTACCTAATTCTCTTTTTTCAATAGCCATAGTCGCTCAGTGTACCATCAGTTAGTAATAGACAACACGCTTCCTTGGTAACAAATCTGCGTCCATCTGGTAGTCTTCATCAAGCGCTACAAACCCGCCTTGCCTGAAACGCATCAAGGCCATTGTAGCTGAGTCACAGTAGTCGTCATGATCGCCGTAAGGGAATGCAGCCATCTCTTCTATGACCTCATCCGCAAAATTATCTTCAGTTGCCCAAACCATTCCGCTTTCAAAAATAGGAGCAACAGAATTCATTCTAGCTATCTTATCTTGACCCCTGCTTGGCGTGTAAGCCGTGACAGGAATACCCATGCGTCTCAATTCTTGAGTCAGTGGAGTTCCGCTTGCTTTAGCTTCTATCAACACGCAGTCTGGTTCCCAGTATTTGTACTCATCCCAAGCGAGCTTTTTCAGTTCAGGGAAGTCCACGCGCACCCGCTTTGCATCTAACAAGATGATTTGATCAGCCTCTCCATCCTGTGGGCTAAATATGGCCCAAGTAGTTATGGCAGAATAGTCTGCGGTTTCTTTCTTACTGAAAGCCGTATCATAGCTCTGTATTACATAAGAATAGGCAGGCACATCGCCCTCCCAAGTATTCCACCACTCGCGCTTTACTATAGAGCCTTCTTCAGCCGTTGGGTTCTGTAACCACTGGGAGTTCCATTTCGAGATAGGCAGAGATGCCTTCACAGATAACAATTCTTCTTTACGCCAAAACTCAGGCCAAAGCGGTGTATCGGTTTCTGGCATTATGGCTGGGAACTCAACCACTTCCCATTTGTCAGCGTTTTCTTCGCCTTGTTTCTTGAGAACCTTTCCAACCAAGTCTTTAGTAGACCATCGAGTCATTACGATGATGATGATCCCTCCGGGCTGCAAGCGCTGGCGAGGACCAGAGGTGTACCATTCATACGCCGACTCCATTGCGGTAGGCGACATAGCGTCTTGCTCAGAATGCGGATCGTCAATGATAAGTAAATCAGCGCCTCGTCCAGTGATAGCTCCTCCGACTCCAGCTGCGAAGAATTCACCCTCCTGATTACTAGTCCATCTGCCAGCCGATTTGTTGTCAGCCTGTAGCTTCAAGTCTGGAAATATTGTGCTGTAATCTTGGCTATCAATAATATTTCTGACTTTACGTCCGAATCGAACCGCAAGCTCTGCCGTGTGAGTGGTTTGGATTATCTTGAGGTTTCCTCGCAGCCCCATCATCCAACTAGGAAAATAGGTGCTGGCAAACTCAGACTTTGAGTGTCGAGGGGGCAAGCATACTATCAGTCGTTTGAGTTTGCCTTGAGCTATCCGGTTAAACTTTTCGCCAATAATCTTGTGATGACGGCCTTCAATAAAGTCTGGCCATAAATGTTTGATATAAGTAATGAAATCTTTTTGGCAAGATTCTTGTTTTTTCAGTTGCTCAAAACGGTTCAGAAGCGCTATCGCCTCTGCCTGATCCTGTTGAGACAGGATATCAAAGTCTTTAAGACTAATTTCCGACAACTACACGCCCTCCCAAGCCTCTCCTTTAAACAACCGCGACTCGGCTTCTCGCCTTCGTATCAAACCATCAAGCACTTCGCCGCCAGCACGATTCCAGCGCTTCATCTGTCGAGGCACTTCTTCAAAGTTTCCAGAGTTTAACTCTTTTAGCATGGTTGACTCTTTCAGGTTAGCTGGGCCTAAGTTGTAGGTCCACGCAACAAGAGCATCAAACTCGTTTTGCTGTAAATTTGTTTCTACATATTTTTTAACGTAATCCTCAAACTCTACCAAGTCTTCTGCCAGCATGGTTTCTGCTTCCTCTTGCGTGCAGGTATCGCCATCCGACACACCAGACGTGTGGCCATAACCGATTGTTGGGACATCTGCTGAGCATCTGTACGCAGTCAATTCGCACCCTTCAAATGACTTGATGAGAGATATGCCTTCCTGACTTGTTTTTAATTCATTGTTCATCTTTTACATCCTGTTCTTCTTCATCCGCTTTTCGGTAATATTTTATAATGCTAAGAACCTGCCTCAAATACCTTTTTACATCGGCCATATTGGTTGAAAGATTTTCGTAGCCTTTTGTCGTCAAAGCATACCAGACGTTGGTGGGTGCGTTGCCCTCGTTCAAGTCATCCAAATACTCTTGCATCAACTCAGCATTTAAGACAGTCCACTCAACAGGAACAGAATCAATATTGTTAGGCAGTGGGGGATGATACATTGGCGCTTGCTTGACCACTGTGACAACCTCTACAGGCTGGACCTCTGGTATGTCTCTACCAGAACCCAGCATTGAACAACCGCTAACCAGCAGAAGGATTAGTAATAGACTCAGTTTCATCAAATTGATACGGATCGGTGATTGTTTTAAGGTCATTTAGCACCTGTTTTGTGCCTCTGTTTATGATGTTTTCTATAAGCTTAGGCTTCCTGACTGACAACGCATCGAGCGAGTGCCGCGACCACTTTTTTCTGATATCAGCGACCTCGTTTTGCGCTTCCATGTTTTCTCGTTGTAATCGCTCTACTTGAGCAACCATTAGTTTATGGTTTGCAATAGTTTGTTTCAGGTTGCTGTTTTGTTCTTCAATAGTGCCTTCAAGAGTTTTTTGGTTCTGAATGGATTGTTCTAACCTTATTTGGAACGAATCCAATTCAGCCTGAGATTTGTCATAGTACAGTTTGAAAGCCCCCGCCAAAAAGACTAGAGCTATGCCCAAACCAATACTTAATTTAAACCCCATGTTTACACCAAAAAATTTATACTGTTAGCAGCTCTTGTTTGCTGCATTTCCACTTTACCATTTTTTGCAATGTACAGGGTAGTGTTGAGCTGTTCGACTCTTTGTCTGCGCTCTTCAACTTGCAGGTCGTCCATGAGCCTCTGATACTTCTGCTCGGCTACTTGCCGCCATGCAATCTGATTTACTGGTGTTGCTGCTCCTATATCCATATTAAATCCCCTTACCAAATAATTTGATTACTAAAGTAACTGTTACTACTGCAACAGCTATTGCTAAAATAATTAAAATTCCATACTGGCTGATGTCTTTAAGCATTTGCTTGCGGCGTTTTTGTTTTTCGATTGCCTCTTTAACACTTTGTTTATGCCTCTGCTTCTGCGCTTCTAGCTCTTCAAAGTAAACATCAATTACGCGAGCCGCCTCCGAGTTTGCACTTGAAAGCAATCTCAAATTTTCATGATACCTGTCGAGTCGCGCTTTTTGGGCAGCGAGTCTCATGGCCGATTCACCATCGAGGGGAGCGGTTAGCGAGTTGCGCCTTTCAATCTCGTACTTATCGATGCCAGAAGAGATCGCTCCGAGTTGGCCGAGTAGTGTATTGACGTTTTTAGTACCTTCTTCGACCTGCTGGAAAAGGCCATTGACAGCCGAAACAGCACTAGTTATTGCGACAATCGATTCAAATATCACGGGAAGACCTTACGGTTTTCTAGACATGTAGGCGGTAGCGCCGAAGTACAACCCTATAATCGAAGCTTGTGAAAGGAAGAGCATATCACTCAGTGAAGACAAAGTTGCGAGGCGTTCTTCTGGGACAAAAGGTAATAGCGGTAACAATGAATATAAAACCATTGAAGACATTGCCACCCAAGCTATACGCCTTTGTGAGTCTTGCTTCTCTTCTCGTAGGTCCAATTCCAGCATTTGCGTTGCTCGCTCAAGCTCCTGATCGTCCACGGTCCCGTCTTTATTGATATCGTATTTTGCCCAAACAGAATTTTCTTGTAGTTTCTTAGGCATTTTTTTTCAGCCGTTGTTGCCGATAAAACGTCATGTACTCGTCCCATCGCACAAATTGTTTTTTTTCGTGCAGGTAAAATAAACCTTTGTAAATGCTCATAATCAATCCCAAAACTTTTGGTTTCTACCCGCCATTACAGGTCTGCAATAAGCCGTTATGTTGTGTTGCTTAATTCCGCCTCGGCAACGGCTATCTCTGCAATTATGTTCTATCCAGTATGCAAATTGTTGACAGCGATGTATATCTCTAAATAACATTTGGTCTGCACCCTCAACGACATTGCCCTCAACAACCGTTATGAGCATAAAAGCTAGGATTGCGCCTTTCATCTGTCATAAGAATTTAGTAGCAAGTATGCTAATAGCGATAAATGGATAAACGCCCCATATAAGCATCTCTAAACGCTTAAACTTTGCCGAACCCTCATCAAGACGTTTTTCGATATGTTCATATCTTACAGCGCATTCTCTTTGGTGTGCCTTTATCTCACTCAAAGCCTCTTGCGCTTCATCCATCAGTCGGACCTTTTAACAAACTTGATTGGGTTTGTAGTAGTGCCTTCTTTGGCCTTGCCAATATTAAGCGCGATTGTTTCAAGCACAGGGTATATGTACTTACCCATAAACTCGTTGTCTCTAGGCGTAGGTGTAGCCGCACAGATCGCACTACTCACCGTTACAAAAAGACTTGCGTATATGAGCAGGTCTGCAATTAAATCCATTACTAATCCTTTAAGTTTTATTCAGAAGAAGCTTCAATTTTTGGCTCTTCATTTGCAATATTAGCCACATTACCCTCTGCTGGGGCTTGCTCTTTTAACTCAGCATGGAATCGCTCGCGCATTGCTCCAATTACGGCTAATTGATCTCCAGCAAAAAGACCTTGTTTTGCTGCTCCATCAATCAAAGTAATAACATTCGCTAGATCGTGGGTTTGTATATGTTTAGTTTCCATTTATTTCTCCTTGTTAAAGGCTCTCAGCCTCGTCACGTTCTTTGCGTGTTTTATAATCATCTCTGCCAGTTATCAAGGTTACAAAGTCTGCTTGATTTGATGGGATGGAATCTGTGAAGCTATTGTCGTTCATAAGCTTCGTAGTCCACTCAGACTGCATACGTTTCCAGCAGTTGTTTTGCTTACCTGCTACAGCGTCCTTAATCCAATCTTCTATGGATAACAAGTCGTTCAACATGATTTTTTGCATCGTGTCGTTTACCGTTATTTCTACTTTTAAATCTGCCATGTTTTATCTCCTTTAAGATAGGTTATTTCGCCTGTGGTTATGCTACTAAGTAGCCTGAAAAGTTACTTTGAGCGGATACTGGAATATCCATTTGTGCGGTTCCTTCAAACTGTCCTATATCAACTAGTGCAGTGTCAGAAGCATCCATGTCTGCAAGCACAGATAGTGAAAATGAGTCTCTTACTCGATCTGCCGAATAATTAGGCTCAAAAATAAAAGTGTAATCACGATTTGAAGTACGAATTTCAACTCTGATATAAGTTGCTTCAGCATCTGAATCATTTACATAAACGATTGTGTTAAGCTGATACCTACCTGCTACTGGCGCAGTAAATGTAGAAGCACTTGCATTATAATCTGCATTATTGTCAAAAATTTCAGTGGTAAATCCTACTGTGTTTCTACTAGCATTAGTTGCAATATTAAGAGTTTGTGTCCCTACTTGAGCAGAAAATGCTGGCTGCTTTGGCATGGTAACGTGGCCGTTAGAATCTAATCTTACAGACTCACTGTTGCCTCCTGAATTTAAAACTAAATCGGCTTCCGAACGAAAAATGAAATCTGACACCGCCGCCCCAGAGAGCAGAGATGAGCCAGTACCGATATAGGCTCTAACCGTGCCTTGAGGATGAAAGCTAATATACCCACTCGTACTTCCAGTACCTGAATTGGTGTGAAACTCTGCGATTCCTGAATGCGCGTCACCTGTTTTAAATTGCGTTATACCTGAATTTTGGATACGCAGCCTTTCTGTTGCTGCTTCCGCTCCATCAGTCGTAGTACTAAATACAAGTCTTCCGGGCATATCATTAGTACCCGGAGTTCCATCCACAAACGCTTGTATTGAAGCACCTACTGGAGCAAGATCACCACCGTCTGCTCCTGCAAACATTATCTGACCAAGAATGTCATTAGCCTGAACTACGGTGGTTGCAGCTACAGAAGTACCCCTGCTTTTAGATAAAATTAAATAAGGGCCACCAGTATCATTTGAATTTCTTGTTGCGCTAATAGAGCTAGAAGCAGAACCAGTACCATGAACTTGCACCGTTGGTGCTACACCAGCTTGGCTTACACTAGCACTATGATTGACTAGTATTTTGCCATCTCCATTTACATGAAACGCATTTCCACCGCCTGTTCTTTGATTATCTATCCTGAAAGCTACGTCTGATGATGTACTACCAGCAACCAAATAAAGACCAAAGTTTCTATCGTCTGTCGCTTCTTGGTTTCTAAGAAAAGCTACATAATCATTGTCTATTGCACCGTCAGCACCATCTACCGTAAGCTTTTTAGGTAGGGTGACTTTTTGATCTTCATCAACACTTATAGCTGGAGTTGTGCCTACCGTACTGCCTAATCCAATTACTAGGTCATCAGCAGAATCATCCAACCCAATATAAAAATCCTGTGCGTTCCCATCAAAAACCAACGAAGTATCTTCTGCTGCACCATTTCCAATTCTAAAATTAGTACCAACGCTTAAATTGTCAAAAGCCTCAGTGACAGCAGCACCGCTCCCTGCGCCATCAAGATACACGGCTTTTACAAAACCATTAGGGATTGTTATTTCTGCGCCAGAACCTTGTTTAATGATGATGTTTTGTGAGCCTGAAGTTGCGTTCTCAATAAGGTGAACTCGAGTCATGGTGTTTGGCCCGATTGTAATCGTACAAGCCGAATCAAGAGTTCCGGTGTACTTAATGTACATAGCTCTGCCGGGGTCAGTTGAGCCATCAGCTACTGTTGTAGCATGAGTGTCAGCATTAGTTGTTATGCCTTCTGTCGCATAACCTAGAGCCTCACCGATCAGCTCTAAATTTGTATTTGTCTCAGTTCCCCACGTTCCACTGGATTCTCCAGTGCCGATCTCTTTGAGGCGTAGGTCATTAACGTACGTTGCCATGTTATAAATCTCCTTTATGCATTATAGCAAAAGTCAATTAAGCCGCATCTCGGCCTGCCTCTATTTCTTCATAGTTTGGCGTTTGACTGGTACTCACCGCACTATAACTTGCAGTTTGACTGTCGTCTATTGTAGCGTAATTAGCCGTCTGGGCTGTATCTATTTCTCCGTAGATCAGGAATGTGCCGATAGAGAAAGTTGAAACGACTCCTGTCGGGCTTACATTAGCTTTTCCAGAGGTAGTCACGCTGCCCAGACCAGAAGTAATCGACTGGCCAGTAACCTCGACTACTTCGTTTTCATGAATAATGACCGAGCCTAATGCGCTGGTTATTCCTAACCCAGTCAGCGTTACATTTGCCTTCGCAGATACCGTGGGAGCGCCTAGGCCACTAGTAATGCCTAATCCAGTAAGTGTGACATTTGCATCAGCTGTAGTGGTTACAGAGCCTAGCCCAGAGGTAATGGCCAGCCCAGTAAGGGTGACATTTGCATCTGCCGTAACCGAAAGAGAGCCAAGCCCAGAGGTAATGGCCTGACCCGTAGGCTCAACGGGTAAAGCAGTACCCCAAGCGCCTTCGTTCCATGTGCCTCGGCCCCAACCGTTGATATTAGCCATCAGCTAAGATCCGACTTCGCGCTTTCTAGATTTGTTTTGATCCCGGTCAATTCTTCGCGCACAGGGCTAGTGATAAAATCGAGCAAAAGGATTGCATCGATCTTTTCTATCTGTGCCTGTATGTTGTCTTTTATGGTCATAATCTAGTCGTAGCATTATAACCAATAAAAAACAACTAGGAAGCGACTCCCTGAAACTTGCGAGCTATAATCTTTTGCACTTTTGTGGGGGTGAAGTTCTCAAAACCTGCGTGGGTGTTTGCTACCTGCTTGGCAATACGCCTAGCACCCAGACCGCGCTGCCTGCACTTTTCAATCGTCCTCAACACGGCCTGCTCTTCAGGAATCTCGACTAGCTTCTTACGAGTCTTCATTCGATTGCCTTGTGGCAGGCGCTCTTCCTTGAAGCAAAACCCAAAGGGTGCGGAGCCGCCAATCGAGTATCCGCGTTGCGCCCAAGCAATCTTGCCCTCAGCAAACTTCTTCTTGGTGTTCTCAAACTCCATCTCAGCGACAGCAGATAGAACCATCAGCATGATCTGGTTCACCAACGAGTTCATGTCGTATTTAGACTCCAGACCTTTTGCGGCCATCTCTTTGGGATAGACCACTGGCATGTCATTAAACTGCTCACACAGATAAAGTGTCACTCCGCTTTCTTCGAGATGCGGTATCGTTTGCAGCAGATCGTTACAACTACGCGAGAGTCTATCGATGCGAGTCGCAACGACAATGTCATACTCATCGATAACATCCGTCATCGCCCTGCACTGTTCACGTTCCATGATCGGAACGGTTCCAGATACACCCGCATCTACAAACCACTCGCTGATATCCCGGTTGAATTTTTCTCGCACAAACTCAGAGATCAACTCTTGCTGGGTATCGATTGAGATCCCGTTCTCAGCCTGCTCAGTAGTTGATACTCGGCAGTAGCCGTAGATGTTGCGGATCTGTTTTTTAGGATTGCTCACTTCGCACCTCCTACGAATCCATACTTGGTTAGGTCTTCATGCAGTCGCTGCCAGTTTATATCAAGCGGTCCGCTTCCGTCCGAGTAATCGCCCATGAGCAGCTGGCCATCCTTGAGCAGCTGCACTGAACGATAGTTCTTAGGCGCACCATCAAGCTGGATATCAATATCATGCTTGAGGCAGGTACGGCGCACGCGATTGTAAAAACGCTTTTTGTCGGTGACCATCTAATCAAAACCTCCCTATAGTTTGTTCATAACTTTCGATAACTTCTTCTTTGATCTTCAGAAACAATGGCTTCGACTGATCAAGAATCTTATGGCTTTTCGGACTGCTGATTCTGAAGTCCGTTTGATCTTCATTGAAGTTAAAAAGATAAAATCTATTTTTACCCTCTTCCTCAATCGCCCTTCCGTAAACACGCCCTGTCTTAACAAGCTGGTCAACAATTTCTTGAGCGCCTTTTAGCTCTTTTCCATAACCAAATACTGTTGGGCGAGTTGATGGGCGCTCAGTAAATTTGACTTTCATTAAGCTGCTCCGTAGTGAAATGCTTTTTCTTCATCGTCCATCATCAAATAATTTGCGTGTACTTCGTTTTTCTGAAAAGCGACAGAGCCATAAATGTAACGATCAAATCTCCAGCAATCTTGATCCCACTCTCTATCTGTTTTGTTAATCTTGTTAGCGAACGCCTCAGCTTTTTTGTAATCGTCTAAACAAAAACCATAATGATGTCTGAAGACTTTGCCGTCCTCAGTCTTGGCAATGATGCTGTAAAAAGTTTTGTCTGCAACTGGATCATACTCCTGACGATCTCCGTACTCTCTGGCGTGATAATCTTCCTCTGTCGCGTGACACTCTTTACCTACCGCTGCCTCAACTATGTTTCCTTCTATTCTCACTTTTCAATCTCCGGTTTCGTTAATCAATATGACCATTATGCATATTCCGTGTCGGTGTGCAACTATATGTATACATTTATTTGAATATACAGAAAGTTGCATTTGGACACGGGGTGTGGTAAGCTGTCCTCATATTCAACAACCGGAGATATGAATATGCAGGTAAGTAAAGAGTCAATGAGCTGGTACGAAAAGACCAACGACTTGTTGACTGCTAACAACATAGCAGTTCGATTTGCTGAGTTCGCTCATGAGGAACCAGTGATTGATTTCAAGATCGCTCAACAAATTCTTAAACGCTGCTGGAAAAAGTATGCAGGGTTCAAGCTTGGTTCGCACGTTAAGATCAAACAAACCTCTGGCAACAGATACACTTGGATTCGCCATGGAGAAATATCGATCAACACCCACAAGGACTGGGGTGAATTCATTCACGATCTTTCTCATCTTATACAAACTCGATCACGGCCTCTCAAAAAATACAAAAGAGGTCGCGCATATCATTGTCCTGAACATGCAATCCTTGAATACAAGATTGCAAAGGAAGTTCTTGAATTTGTCAGCAAAAAGGAGGCTGCATGAAACTACCTAACAAAATCACACAAGGTTGGCTTGACAAGAATGGCTACGAGCTTGGGACCATGTATCGCAACTATGGCGGCTGGCGTCTTGTGGTTCTGCTCAAGCGCGGGCGCAAGTGGGCCAGTTTGGTAGAGCAGGGACCAACCAACGAATCCAACAAACGGTTCAAGATTAAGATGTCTGAGCTAGACAATAACTTTCAGCCGCTAAAGATTGTGCGCGGCAAAACAAGGTGGGCAGCATGACAGATTTAAAAATAGAAAAAAATGTTCCTATGCCTGAAAAACAAGGAAGAAGAATATCCAAATACCCAGAACATTATGAGCTTTTGGATAACATGCAGGTTGGGGATAGCGTCTTGTTTTCCTTGGATGATTGCAAGCAAAACTCAAACACTAACAAACGAGTTTCCTCATTTATTCAAACTGCGAACAATATATTTAAGTACAAGATGTCAGCAAGAAAACTGGGCGGCGCAACCGTTAGAGTCTGGAGGGTGGCATAATGGGTAAGGTGATTTACGGGGTGTTTGATAACTCGATGTGGGAGCTACATGTGCATGTTCGGATCAACGGCGAGGAAGGTTATGTGAGACACGTTAAGTGTGACGATAACAAGTTTCCTCAACTCATTAGCAGCAAGGTAAATGACCTTGACAAAGAGGGTGAAAACTATCGAGTCTATCTAGACGGCGAGCTAGTGCATCAGTCACAAAACTGATGATTGAGTGGTTTTTATTTGGGTTGATAGTCAGCATGGCCGCTTTTCAGTTGGCCGCTTTGTCTTGGCTTTGGGATAACCACCGCTAAAACTTTGTGAGATTATTGAGCTGAGTAGTTTGGTGTCGGGGTGTTTGTTACACCGACACCTGCGGCTCATAGTCCGCCGCCAATCCTTTGCATCCTAGGTCCGCTTGGACGATAGTCCGGGTGTTGCTGGCCCTGCATGAAGACTTTACCAGTCGCTTTGTCGATTAACTGATAATAGTTTTGACCATCAGGGCTGCTGATATTGCGTTGCTCAAAAGGCAAACTCTCGATAACATCTCTCTCAACACCAGCCGCTATACCAGCAGCGTCAGGAGCCTGTATGCTCATGCCGAAGCCATACGAGTCTAATCCTCCGCCCGGACTAATAGGACCAGCAGTCTCAAGATATTGTTGCCGCGAGAATCGTTCCATGGGAGTCATCTGGCTGAAACCAGTTGCACCCCGGCCTTGGCCTCCACTGAAAAGTCCCAAGCCGAGAATGCCACCTCTGCCTGTGCCTTGGCCTCGTCGTCGTCCCATGATCCCAAATCCAAGCGGTCCGCCTCCTCTACGTTGTCCGCCTGTAAACTGACCCGCCATAGCCATTGGGTTTGTTAAATTGGCAAGCGTGTCTTGCATGCCAGTAACACGGTTAACCGGACGCGCTAGTCGATTAAGAAAATTACCTATACGCCTACCGCCGGGAAGGCGTTGACCAAACTGTCCAAGCCTTGTAAATCCTCTGGTCATTAGATTTTGCATTCTAGGACCAGCAAACGGTATAGCTCCGATCCCGGTTCTATTAGCCAGCATTCTGCCAAACATTTGTGGCGCTTGGCCGTAGATTGGCCCACGGTATCCGGGTCTGTAAGGTATAGGAGCTTGTCTAAATCGTGTAGCCATATTTATCCGCCAGCATCTTGAGCGTGTTCTTTTTTGAAGGTAAAACCGCCTCCAAATCCTCCGCTACTTGCGCCACTGCCTCCAAATCCACCCCCACCGCCTAGTGATGATATTCTTGCGTAAGGGATGTTAGAAGCAAAGCCACTTGTTCCTATGATTGAGCCTCTCGGCGCTCTGGCAAAAGAGTATTCAATAGCAGGCTCAGCGGGAGTGTCAAAAATATCAAAATCACCGCTTTCGATTGTGCCAGTGTAGTTCGGTACGTTCCTAGTCGATGAATCTTGTCTACCTGTTACAACGTCCTCACCAATTTTTGGTGCATAACTTGAAGCAAACGCACCGCTGCCTAAAATGCTGGGGGAGCCGCCATATTGTTGTCTTGCAACCTGCCTTGGGGTTCCGCGTCCGCCTAACAAACCAAAGCCTAGCAGGCCTCCTTTTCCTCTAAGGCCAAACATACCTTTGCCGCCTTGCTGGTTTCCGCCACCAAACAATCTACCGATTCCGCTGGTCATTACGTTCTGCGGGTTCATTCTGTCTTGGAACGCGGTAATCCTGTTAACAGGTCTTGCAATGCGATTAAGAAAATTACCTATCTGCCTACCGCCGGGAAGACGCTGACCAAACTGACCTAACCTACTAAAGCCTCTTGAGAATAAGTTGGTTGCAGGCCTTCCAATAAAAGGCAATGCACCTATCCCAACTCTGTTAGCAAACATTCTGCCAAACATCTGAGGGGCTTGACCGTAATTAAAACTAGGATCTATAGGTCCACGATAACCGCGTCTGTAAGGAATAGGCGGTCCGCCAATTCGCAAGTTGGGTATGTCTTCTTTATTAACCGAATCAGGTTGTGTTGACATGTAAGCCGTTCCTCCCAAAGCTCCAGCGC